AACTGATTTCACGCACAATCTGAATCTTATTAGTTGCACATTTGGAATCTTCTGTTGAATAGTCCACTTCACCAAGGGCAACAACTTCTGCAACCTTATTGTTATGGTCTGAACTGTAATAATTAAAACAATCAGATGCTTTCAGACAAAAATGAAAGCCCGCTTCACAACATTCAGGTTTGATATTTTCTTCAAACGTTTTACCAACTTCATACTGAAAATCTCTACAAGTCCAATCAGGATTGAACACCTTAAAACCTTTAACTTCACTCATTTTCTTTTACCTGTCCTTTCTTTAATAGCAATTTATCTGTTCATACTTCTTGCAGCACTTTTGGCTTGCTTGTCTATATGAGGAATGCTTTGCTCTGTATCTCACGCCATTCCTGTCACGATTCATAAAATAATCTTGATTTGCACACTCGCAATTTCCTCTGTACCTTAGTACTCCTTTGAGTACATAAAATGCAAAGTGCTTACATGAACCGCATCTTCCCGTATAATCTAATAAAGGCTTTGGCATGATTAATTCACGCACCTTTCCGCATCTGCCCATCCACATCATCCACAGTCAGCCATTCAATCATTTCCTCTGCACTCATTTCTTCCTCAATGATAAGGTCGGAAAACTCATGCGTGATATAATCATCTGATTCTGACGAAGACCATGTAATTATTTTTCCATCATGGACGTACAGACAAGTTGCTTCTGTAAGAAAATTATGTTCTGCCATTTCCTGATTTCCATTTAGACTAAGACATTGGAACACATATCATTTTTCTTTTACACTGTCCAATAAGATTTTCTTTTCTTCCTCTGTATTACAATGAATAACCATTCCTGGCTTAATCTCTTTTAATTTCATATCCTATCTCCTTATCTTTTCCCTGGCACTATCCCATTCACGGATAAATCTTAATACCCATACAACACTTGCTTTTCTATCTCCATCATTTACCTTTCCTTGAAATGGTACGGCTCTCTGATAGAATGGATCACTTGTTATCTCAGTTCCGTATTTCATATCGTTCACGCTCCAATTCTGAACTTCGTTTCTTCATAGATTGTCTCGGAAATTCCAGAATCAATATCGCTATCATCAATAAGACCGCCTTTGGCATAATCTTCAATGAACTCATAACAATAATTCAGAAATTCTTTAACTCTATCTGGTTGCCAATTAAAAATGTATTTCAGAACGTATGTAGCTTGCGTATACCAATTCTCTATTGCTCCATTGATAAGACCACGCTTCGTCTCAATTTCAGATCTGGAAGTGGGATATTTACATCTTGCCAATTTCAGCTTTGTAAAGAATGGAATCTTTCCAGCTTCAATTTCTATTTTCAAATCAAGCTCTTTGTTCATCAGATTACGAAAATCTCTCATGTAATTTTTATTGCTTTCCTTACCTTCTTCATAGGCTACCAAGCATCCATGTATTCCATTTTGGAACTTCTGGAAACGCTTAATCGAAAATCAATACTTCCAACGCAATATGTAATATCCTATCTTTTCAATCGTATGATATGTTCTACGAACAAGGATTACATTCGAATCATGTTCTAACAGGGAAACCGTTTCGCTATCTGAAAAGAAACGATTTTCTGATTTCTTTTTCTTTCGATTTAATACACTACTCAACTCTATTCTCCCTTCAATTTCTTCTCTTCAATCTCATTTCTACATCTGCAAAGTGATCCAGAACTAAGCTTCTGACGTAATCACAAATCGGTGTGTTTTCATATTTCTCTATTAACAGCTCTCCTTTGTCCATCATTTCTTTGAACCACTCTGTATCATTATCAGCTTCATAATATTTTTGTCTGAATTGGTAATAGTCCATGAAAAATTGCCATTCATCAGAACCTTTTTCAAACTTCTTCTGCATATCGCACCGCCTTAATCAAATGGTGTTGATGAATACTTTGCACTTTTGAACCCATCAGAACTTTTCTCTTTGCTCTTTACCATTTCCAAGAAATCGTCAAATGTATCATCTATTTCAACAAAGCACATATGTGATCCATCAAACTTCATGCCTATTCTCATATTCTCGCCCTGTCGTTGCTTCTCAACCTTAAGACCTTTGTATACTCTGTCCTCTGAAACATTCCACATCAACAGAATATTTGAAGCATCTTGCTCGATATCTCCTGATTCTCTAAGTTCTGCCATTGTTGGTTCCTTAGTATCTTTTGATTCAGATATACGATTCAACTGCGAAAGAAGAATGATTGGTATGTGCAACTCCATTGCTAGTGCTTTTATAGCCTTAGAAATATCTCCAACCTCACTTGCCCTATTTCCGTAATGCTTATCTGCCTTTACCAACTGCAAGTAATCAATAATTATGATGTCAAAATTCTGGTGTCTGCTTTCAGCTCTCACTTCACTAATCGATTTTGAACCTGTCGAAACTACAACATCGTATGTTTCTAGCTCATCATTTGCCTTATTAAATGCTTTTTCTTCTCCACCAAGAAATGCTTTTGCTCTACGGACTCTTGTAAGGCTCAATTCTGCAAGTTTTGAAACCATACGTTCATACACTTGGCTCTCGTTCATTTCAAGGTTAAAATAGCCTATACGATGTCCTCTTTGAGCCATATTACCGATTACCTGTGTAACAAATGCTGATTTACCAATACCAGGTCTTGCACCAATAACTGTTATGTCTCCACCTTCCAAACCGCCTAGGCAATCATCTAACTTTTCAAACCCTGTTCTTATAAGTCCTTCGCCTACATGCTCATTGAAATAATTTCCTTTGTATTCCTGTACAATCTGCTTTAACGACTTAGAGCGAACCGCAATATTACCTTGCAATTCCTCAAATCTTATTAGAATCTCAGCAATTGTATTATCAATGTCCTTTGGTTGGAAGCTGACTCTCTGGAACAAATCTTTTGCTGTTCTCGCACGATACTCCTTAATGATCGTATTTCCATAGCTCTTAATCATTGTTGAAGTTGGAGCAGAAAACATACATGCTTTCAATTCAGAACCAATTGTATCGGTATCGTAATTTCTACTTTCCATTCTCTGCGATACCGATAAAACATTGATTGGCTCTCCATTGTCATACATGGCGAGTAATTCTGAATAACAATCACGGTAGAAATCAGAAGAGAACATCTCAGGCTTTAAATTGTTGTAAACGTCATAGAGTGAATTGCTGTCAATTAACGCACACCCTATAATTCCTTGTTCTGCTTCTTGCATTACGAAATCTCCTTTTTCTTTTTCTCCAATTCCTTGATCCAATAATCACATTCATTCACAAGCCAATCTGAATACTTAGGAATGTATCGATAATACTCATCATCTGGATGTTTCTCTGTGTAATCATTAATGTAAAGAATCGTGGCTTGATATATCAGAGTTGCTACATCTGGTCTGTTACTGTCGATTACATCTCGGAGCTTATCTAGCCAAACTGTCTTTGCTTTTACTGGAGCTGTTTTCTTTGGGTATTTATCAAATGTGTTAGACCAAGCCTTTTCAAAATCATAAACAATAGCGGACTCGCTTTCTTTATTTATTTCTTTTTCTTTATCTATCTCTATATCTATATCTTTCTCTATATGCTCGTAACTATTTTGTGACAAATCCGAACACTCTGTAACATTGTTACGATTTCTATGTTTTCTCATACGAGCGGCGGCCGCTGTTTCGCCACCTATCATCTCATTACCTTTAACCATAAAAATAGTTCCATCTTTGGAATACTCGATCAGTTCCAATCGTTCAAACCGTTTCAAAGCTTCCGCTACAAGCTCCTGTTTGAATCCAGAAGCTTCAGCAAGAGATTCAGCATCGTATGGAGTTTTCTCGGAATATCTAAGCTCGGCTCCATGATCTACAGATTCCGTCAACATCCAGATATAGAAAAGACATAGCTCAATTCCATTCGGCTCTTTTCCTCGCAATATTTTCATGTAATGTTTATCAAAGAACCCTTTTGGCATTTTCAACCAATAATATGTTTTCTCAGCCATCGCCATTGCTCCTAATCTGATTTACTAAAATTCAAGAACGCTTCAAATTTCTCAGCAGCTTTATCTTGATTTTTGTTTGGTCTGTCACTCTTCTTGGAATAATTCAAATGCTTCTCGAACAAATTAGCGACCTCTCTTGAAGCGTTGCGATATCCCTGTTTAATCCCGTCTCTGTAACCTCTTGACGGTCTGTAATCATCAATCTGTGTTTTCCCCTGTCCTTGACCGCCAGCAGTCTTATTTCGAAGCTGATAACCTTTCAATGCATACTGCTTTATGTAAAATTGTTCCTTTTCATCAAGTTCGGATTCAAAATAATTCAAGAAACCAACTTTCCAACCATACGGATTATCAATGGAATATAATCCATGACTTTTCAATGATAAATCAATGTGTTGATATCCGACTAAATGCTGTGCAAGTCTTGATAAAACGTGCTTTGCCTGTCCAATATAGGCATACTTGATATCATTTTCATCTATTCTTGTTAAGAAATAGATTCCGCTTTTATCATTTAATTCAGGG